TCAAATCATCAACGTATCTATCCTGTTCGTTGAATTCGAGGGTGAACTTTTGGTGAATAATCCTACTCATGTTCAATTGCCCTGTTGGATCATTACTGTCAGGGTCGAGGGAAAAGGAATACATTCCAAACGAACTTTCACCGACGTCTGGTATGTTCACGTGATTTTTAAAAGGTTGAACCACTGATAAAAAGTGACCATTCTCTCTGAAGAAGATCACATTGTTCAGACACAACTCAGCATTCTTTATCTGTCTGAACCTATAGTTTTTAGTCACGTCGTTCGAGTTATTGTACATGGGCTCACCCAGGAAGAATAGTTCCTTCACGGGGTGCTTGAAATTCAAAAGAAACACTTTTTTGTCATCACCGGGTTTCAGTCGTGTCTCTTTACGTTGGACCTGTGTGATGAGATACTCCATGTGATTCGATTGGAAGGCGGAACGTTCCATCTCACTCAAATACACATGCTCTGTAGTCAAAAATATTTGATCGATGAACTTCTCAGACTGATCAGTGATTGGAGGCAAGTTTGTAGCTACCGACTTATAGGAGTAATACTTTTCCCTATCCACAAGTTTTATTCTTATCGACACTTGTTGCTTGGTGAGTTTACACAAGGGAATGGCGGATTTATTGTTTCTCGTAAAGTAAAAAGGCAATTCCAATGAAAACTTTGTGGGGTAATAACCCTGTGGCATAGAAACTTCTCCACCTCTATACAACCCAATATCTTTGTGCTGATCAGATGTGTCCAACTTATTTCTCATGTAAATGTATTCACCCGAGATTCTGTCAATCACCTGCTCACCAATTAACAACTCGGCGTATTCGATGAGCTTTGTGATAGGATTCGCGACTGTCCTCATAGCATCATAGTCACCACGCCACAGCACCGTAAGGGATACAGAATTTAATAAATCACTCTTCGTGCTAGGTATCCTCACAGTCAGAACTTCACCAAAATCCGAGTTTCCTGTGAATGGAATGTCACTGAAATCTATACCAAATGGTGTGTGTCGCCTAAATGTGTATATAAAGTGTGAATAGTCTGGGCATTTTGTGATCCACTCATCCTGAACACCTTTGACACAGAGGTACATTCTATTATTAGGTATCTTTTTTTTAATACTCAATTGTCATGAAACCTCTAGAGAAGTTAAAGTTCTGCAATTCGAGATAATACAGGTGCAACTCAAACTCACCCGAGAATATTTGGTCATTCGCGGGGTCTGGTGATGCACCCACAATACTTTGATCAGCGTTTGGTAACAGTTTGTTTATCTCAAATTCAATCAAAGTCCTGTCGGTGTTTAAATTTGCAAAGTCGAGGGTGCCGGTAGACTTTTCGTGCAAGGGGTGGAGTGCAAAACTCTGAGTGTATATGTTGATCCTGTCATCAGTCACTCCCAAGTCAAAATTGTATGGAACCGCGTACTTGTAGTGCTCGTGGCTCTCCATGAGGGTGTTTGGGAAACTTTCCCCATTCAAAAAGAAACGAGCCTTTTTCATTATTGGGGTGTTTTTGGTAATCATGGTTCCAGTCAACACTTGGTTAATCCACTGCAACTCTTGTGCTCGACTTCTCACAAATGTAACATACCTATGTGTCGCTTTCGTTTGCGTAGTAAATAATTTGTCTCTGAAGAACCAATGGAAAGCCTTGACTTTTGATTTCGGTTCTAAATTTACTTTAAAAGTTGAATCAGATTCAGGTGTCGTGATGAAAGATGTATGCCTTTTTAAAACGTTCACTAGAATGTTATGATTGGATTCTACCATATACAACCTCTCTTCATGACTAAGTTTTATCTCTTCGCTTATCAACTGAAAATTGTTCAACTCGATGATAGCCGGGGTGTGACTATTTTCTGCACCTTGCCACCACGTCTGAGGGTGAAAAACGAGTTCAAACATAATTTTTTGCTTGTGAACCGCGCACACAGGAAAGTAGTGGCGATCTTCAACTTCCTTACGAAGTTCTGTCTTTGCATACTTCCGCGAAAAGAAGAATGAAAGTGGGATTATGAATCTATTTGAAGGTCCGTAACTGGAGGAGGCAGAGATACCGGGCGTAAAATCATGTGACATGTTTTGAAGAACCAAGTTACCCTTCTTGGACTGCGGATCCAAGTACAAAGACTCGTGTATCATGTCCCAATCGTCGGTGATTTCTTCAACCCTGATGTCATCCACATACATCGTGATACTCTTGAGAAAACCTCGACCAAGTGGGGTAGTGTAGTTCACATTAACAGTCTCCTTAGCTGGTAGGTCAATCTTGAGATAGAGATTAGTAAGCAAGTCTCCCATGTTTTTGGGGTCATACTCAACCTTGACAGTTTGGTTGAAAGGCCACCCCGCCACACGACCTGGATTCAAAACATTTTTAGTTTTATGAAACTTTCTAAATTCTGAATGTCTCTTTACATCTTGATACTCAAAAAAAGTTTTCTCTGGGTCTTTGGATAACAAGTAAGTGTCCTGTTTTCCAAAAGCTTTCAAGGAAAGTCTAGCAGCTTCACCCATACTTATCTATTAACTACATATTTTTAATATCATTCCCCCACATGTCAAGGTGTCCCATAGCTTCCAATGACGAGAGTTCCTTCTTAAGATTGTTCGATTCTTCAATCAAAGCCCTGACACGCTCTTCTGTGTAGTCGACAGTCTTAATGTGTAACAGGTAGTCATATGAACCATCAACCTTTGGGAAAGACTGCCCGATTTCACGCTCGAGGTCTTGCTTCTTCTTCTTGAAGACCACGATGTCTCCTTCAACAACTTTCTTGACAAACTGAGCACGATAAGAACACATATCAGATCTCTTCTTGGTGTTGGCGATGAGATGTGCCTTTCTCTTTTTGTAATACTCCATACGAAGGTGGATGAAATCCATGAGAATCGCTTCTGCGCTGTCATACTTACAGATACCCTTGGTGGGGTGGAAAAGGTGCATGTTCGTGTCACGGACCGTCTTTTGAAGTTTGAGATCCTTCACAATATCCTTACCATCATACCCCTGTATGACGAAATCAACGTCTTCTGTTGTGCTGTTGTTCGTAAAACTTCCAATCATCTTTTTCTCAACAAGACTGTCCAAGTATTCCTTATAGTCTTGGGTCCATCTCCCCGGTGGAAGCTCGGTAACCTTGACAGTGGTCCCTATGACCTGCCAAATACCCTCAGTTATCCAACCCCCCGTTTCATCCTCAAAAATACGACCCCTGAAACCCTTGAACCATGGCTTCATTTTCTTGAGTTCCTTACCATTCATAAAACTCATAATATTCTTCTTAATGTCGTCAGGATTGAAGGGTGGAACGTAGCAACTGAAACCCGTCCCGATACCCTCCGTTCCGTTGACTAACACCGTAGGAATGACTGGCATGTAAAATTCGGGTTCGATGGAACGTCCATCATCATCAAGATAAGTGAGAACGGCATCATCCTTGGGATCGAAAATCTTTCGCGCGTCATTCGACAACCGTGTAAAAATATACCTCGTCTGAGACGCATCCTTACCACCCATGAGACGAGTTCCAAATTGACCACAAGGCTCAAGGAGATTTATGTTATTTGATCCAGTGTAGTCATTGGCCAGCTTGACGATGGTCTCAGCGAGGGAAACTTCACCGTGGTGATATGCGCTCTTCTCAGCCACATAAGCCGCGAGTTGCGCAACTTTCATCTCGTCCCGCAAATTCTTCTGGAAGCATGAAAACATCACCTTGCGCTGAGAGGGTTTGAGACCATCACAGACGTGTGCGATGGAACGCTTGAGATCAGCGAGACTGAAATTGACTAGGTCCTTGTGGACAAAGTCGGTGATAGCCAGTTGCTTAACATTACCATAAGCCACCTCCAGTTCACCCGCTTCCTTTGCGGTGCTCTCGAGAAGCCACGTCTTTCTCGCATCCGCCTTCTTCTTGTCAAACGCAAGGATGATGGACTCATCGGTCATGGTGTCCACATCAAATTTGACGGTGAGATCTTGAATCTTCTTGAAATATTCACGCGCTTCAGCGCTCGTGCTGGTTCCCAGACCCTTGTAGTATTTGATTCTCCAACCAGATTTACCACTTCCATACCAAGACCGGAACGCTGAATCAGTGTAAAAAGACTTCGTCTCAGAACCCTTCGTGGCCTTGATGATGGGAGTCACCATGCTCACGACAAAGTTGAACTTGAGGAGGGAGGGCCAAAAGTAGTGGAACATGTTGAGAATGAGACCCTTGATATGGGAACCGTCGTTATCCGCGTCAGTCATGATCATGAGGCGACCATAGCGAAGCTCTGAAACATTGGTATATTCCTTACCTTGCTGGAGACCCAAAATCTTCTTGAGATCATTGAACTCCTGGTTGGAGGTGAGCTGTGCCACCGAGGAGTCCCTCACATTTTTACACTTACCACGGAGAGGGAAGACACCGTAGTGATCCCTTCCCACCACTGAAAGACCCGCCACAGCCAAAGTCTTCGCGGAGTCACCCTCCGTGCCGTGCCAGCCTTGTTCGCGTCATCCAGCTTGGGGATCCCAGTGATTTTGGACTTACGAGCACCATCCGTCTTCTTGAGTTCCTTCATCTCCTTGAATTTTGAGAGCGCTGTGAGCTCATCCGCGATACCAGTCTTGAGCACGTTCTTCACAAAGTTCTTTGGAGGCTCAAACTTTGAACCAAAGTCAGCAGCCTTTGAGGTGCATTCAGACTTTACCTGGCTCGAGAAGGTTGGGTTCTCGATGGTTGCCTTCACAAAGATTGTAAAGGCGTTCTTCACCTGTTGTGGCTTGAGCTTAATCTTCTTCGCCATGTCCTCGATGATTCCGTTCGCGATAAGGTTCGCTGCGTGATCCACGTGGGTGCCACCTTTCATGGTGCAAATACCGTTGACGAAAGAGACTTGCTCGAGTCCGTTTTCAGATGGACCAATACAGACCGACCAACGGTCACCAGACACAGAGGCGACATCTTGGACACCTTCATGCATCTTGGCATAGGCTTCAAAGTTCTGTTTGGGGAGAACGTCCCCATTGAACTTCACCTTACAGTTTTGTGTTGTGCAGATGTTGGCATCCCAAACCCTCTTTTGGAAAATGTTGTAGATGGTATCGTCCATCTTGGACATCCCAAACCTCTTCCACTCGGGTGTGAATGTAATGGAGACCGACGATGTGGCACCAGAATGTTTTTTTATTTTTGGGGGGTCACAGACAGTCATGTTCTTCGACCATTTTTGGGTATAGGTCTGCTTTGTCTCATGATCCTTGATAATCACTGAGAAGTCACTGGAATAAATATTGGCCAACTTGGCACCATAGCCGTTGCGACCACCCACGATGCGCTTTTGTGTGTCATCGTAGTTGGTGCTCGTGAGAAGGTGACCAAAGACAAGTTCAGGGTTCCAGAGACCCTCCTTTTCATGCATGCGAACACCAATACCACCGAGGGGTCCGTTGTTCTCGATAGTGACTGAGCCCACATTCTTATCGATGCTGACAGAGATGGAACTAACCTGTTTGGGGTGGAGAGAGTTGCGGTCGATGGCGTTGACCAGGATTTCATCAAAAATTTTCAAGAGAGCTGGGGAATACTTGAGGTTCTTCTTTGTGAAGGTGGACCCATTGAGAATCCAGTAGGGTTCAGAACCCTGCTCGACTGGACCGACATAGGAGTCAGGTCTCTTGAGAATGTGTTCGATGTGGGTGAGCTTTTGGACACTCTCCATACTTTCTTGGATGTATTACAAGTCTAGTCTCTAACTTAGGTGCGCTATACGCTAAAACATTACAATTTTCCCAAATCCTCCAAGATTTTTAACACATAATCACGTTCTTCACGGGATGTTTCATGTGAATTCAACATATGGGCAATTTTGTTAAATATTTCTCGAATTTCGCCATGAGACACAGGTTTGATGGTTAGGAGTCGAGCTGTTTCATATAAGGATGTCATTTTTCATGAAAGTTTCAAAGTTTGGACTTTCACTTAAGTTTTCATTTTCTTAATGAGAGAAGCTATGAAATACATGAATGGTGGAACAGAAATAGAACCCATAGTGGTCATCACAGCTGCTTGAGCTTCTTCAGGTGTTTTGATTTCACCGTTGATAACCTTAGAGATTGACCCCTCCATGAGCTTGTCTACCGTCGAATCGATGGGTTTCACTATCATGGGGATAGCTGAGACGCCTATCAGTGTAGGTAAGAAGTGGATCATTTGATTGTCATCCAGATTGTTATTGGAAATAATATTGGCAGCCATATTCACGATCACTCTAATAATCGACCCTGGCCAAAATACTGACGCGAGCATCTGCCACGTGAGAGTTTCAGTAGATATCCTTAGAGTATCCATAAACTTATCTTCTTCTTCGGCTGCCTGATACGCCTTCTCACCCTTGTCAATAGTGTCGAACAATACATACGACGCCGCAACACAGTAAGACGCTGGTAAACCCCAATCGGGGAGATATGACGTAAAGGCTTCACCAAGTTCATTCGCGTATCCCATGTAGCGCAATGAAGATTCACGGTAAGGGTCGACACTCTTATAAGCGGTTGAGTAAATTTTGAATCGTTTGTTGTGTTTTGGTTTGGGTTTATATAACATCGTTGGTGCAACAATGGAGAGCATTTTTCATTGTGAGTATTACTATTTAAAACTTTATGTATACTTAGGATATATGCTCACATTGGCCACCGTCCAACCAAAAGTTAACATTGCACGGAAATTTGAGAAGCGCGTCAATAAGGCTGTGGTTGGAACAGCTGTGAAAGTCATTGATAAATTGTATGAAAACAAAGACTATGCTCGCTTCTATGTCCTCGAAACTGTTGCACGCGTGCCTTATTTCTCCTTCGTTTCTGTCTTACATCTCTACGAAACCCTCGGTGTGTGGCGAAAAGCCGACTACTTGGAGACACACTTCACTCAGACCATGAATGAGTTCCATCATTTGCTCATCATGGAAGACTTGGGGGGTGGTGATCGTTTCGTAGACAGATTCTTCGCACAACACGTGGCATTCACGTACTATTGGTTGACGTGCTTGATTTACTTGGCTTCACCGCGGATGGCGTATAACCTGTCAGAACAGATTGAGGAACACGCGTATCATACATACGACGAGTTCTTGAAACAAAATCATACTAGTTTGGTTCTTGAAAAGCCACCAGCTGTGGCTGTCAACTACTATGAAGATGTTCAGAATTTGTATGACGTGTTTACAAACGTGAGAAACGACGAAGGTGACCACGTGAAGACCATGCAAAAGTGTCAGTCCGAGCTAATGGAGGTGTAAACTTTTCTCCACCTACTGTAAGAATGTATTTCTACTTTGTCGTAGCGATCTTCATACTCATCGTCATGATGCAGAACAAGACGAGAGGTATTACACACTCCATAGATAAACTCGTCAGACAATCCGCTCGGTACGCAACTGCCGCTCAACAAGACAAATCTCCTATGATAGCCGTCTTACACGCGAATTACGCAGCGGCGTATTTATACGCCCTCAAAGATATAGCCACAAACTCACAGATCCATAACGCCACTGGTATCGACGTAAAAAAGTTTACAGAGCATATAGTCAACGTTCAAGACTTTGTAACAAAAAAGACGACCGAGAGCTGTCCAGAGTTTGTTGGTCAGGTTGATGTGTATCTTGCAGAAATAGGGGGTGAAGCTTGAGCACCTAAGTTGATCATATATTTATGAAAATCTAAGTTTTTCAAAATGCAAGTCATCC